AGTTAGTGTTACCTCTTACTACAACTGTACCTGTACCGTTAGGTGCTAAGTCTAGTGTAGCATTTGATGTTGTTACAATATCAGAACCAGCCAGATCTAAGTTACCACCTAATTGTGGAGTATCATCTTCTGACACATTAGAGATAGCACTTGATGTAGCAAGACCTGCAACAACTGCACTTCTTGTAATTTTTTTTAAGCCACCACCAGATGTATCTACAGCTAAAAATACATCATCACTAGCAACAGTACTTATTTCTGATAAATCACCTACTGCTGTTGGATTAAAGTTTGTACCGTCAGCAACCAAAATATGTCCTGATGTATTAGTACCCATAACTAAATCATCACCTGATATAGTTAGATCACCTGTTACAACAACGTCACCACTAAATGTAGCTTTACCATTAAGTGCCATATCAATGTCTAGTGCAGTAATTGCACTTGCACCATCTGTACCTTTAATAGCTAGGTTTTTATCAGCAGTTTTTACTATTAAATCAACATCACCAGAACCATTAACTACATCAAATATAGATGTTCCACCTGACTTAACAGTTACATTATTGCCAGCAGCATCAAGAATAATATCTCCTGACGAATCTAGGGTGATGTCTGTTCCATCATTAGTAATAGTGTCTAGTGCAATGCCTCCTACATTAGTAATGTCAGCATCACTAAATGATGTAGCACCTAATGTGTTAGCTGCCGCAGTAGAAGTAATACCTGCACCTGCAGTATATAAACCTCCAGTAGCTAATGTACTAGACAGATCTACTGTACCATTTATATCTATAGCTGTAGCAGTTAAGTCAATCTCGTCTGTTGCTGCAATAGATAAAACTGTTGCACTAGAACCGTGAATAAACTGACTGGCATCGTTAAAGAGTATTTTGTTTGTAGAAGCAATCGTTACGTCAGCAGCAATATTAACTGCGCCATCAATGTCAACTATGTCTAGGTTTGATGTACCATCTACGTCTATGTTACCACTAATGTCTAGGGATGCTGCAGCAATTTCACCACTAGCAACGACTGCACCATTTATGTCTATAGTTGTTGCAGCTATCTGTATTTCTGTATCAGCTACGAGATCTAATTGTCCATCAGTAGATGAGTTAATGTATATGGCTGTATCACGAAACTGTATCTTTTCTGTAGTAGCAATAAGTATGTCGTCAGAAAACTCAAAGTAATCCTCATCTTCCATCCATTTCAATACACCGTCATTAGTCTCACCATCAAAGGTAATAGTAATGTCTGTGCCTGCAGTAGCTGCACCAAAGGTAAGTGTGTTACCTAATAGTTTAGTTACTGGTCCACCTTCAGCAGTTGTACCATCGTGAGTATGTCCTGAACTAGCCGCAAATGCAGCTAGGAGCTGGTCAAATTCATCGTTAGTATCATCTGCATTGATAGTGTCCCCATCTGCGTATGTTGATTGTCTTGTATAGGTTGCACCCATTATCTTCTAGCCCCTAATTGAAACTCCATTTGAAATCCTTTTAATGAATAAGGCCCTGTTGAGGTAGCCCCATCTTCTACTCTTAATGCTACAGCAAAGCCTGAACCCTCTACTGATTTTCTAACGATAGGCTGTGAAGGACCACCATATGAAGCTACACCATAAGTTGTAGCTGTTGCTCCATATACGCCACCTACATTTAAACTGTCTAACGCATACGCTGCAGGTCGTGTGGAGTTTGCATCTTCGTAATCATACCTAACAAACATATCTGCGTCAATAGTTGATTCAGGTGCNTAGTTAATATTTACCCTTTGCATATGTTTTCTTATACCCGGATCTCCAAAGGTAAGATCTGGACTACGATACTTTGCTTGAACTAGTGTACCATTAAATGTATCACCTTGGTCTTGCCTATATATGAATCCATCAAAACCACCATGTATAGGTATAACATTACCTGATTCTACAACACTGTCAGTACAGGCAGGTCTAATACCTTTTGTTTTTGAAAATTCAAATGTCTGTCCTTTAAGAACACAGATAACTCCGATAGTAGCTTTTTCAGCTCCACCGTCTTTAGAGAAAAAAATTCTATATTGTGTTTTATCAGGTATAACTAAAGAAGTAAAACTTCCTGAGTCATTAAGGTTCTCTCTAAACAATGTTTGTACGTTAGAACTTATTGTACCTAACTCAACGTCACCAATTCTTGCAGTACCAGCAATAGTACGTAGTCCATCTGGTCCTAAGAAAATTAAGTCACCAGCAAATTCTTGTATTGTATCTCCGTTAACACAACCAATGTTACGTGTAACAGGAGCAACAGCAAAGTTTGTACTAGATGTTCCTGACAGTTTAAATATCCTATTTTCACAAAAGATAAATAAGTCTTCACGGAAAACTTTAAGTCCTACAATCGTGTCGTCAACTTTAATGCTACCTGCACCATCAACAGAAGTAAAATCGTCTTCATCAAAAGGTTTACTAAATACTACTTCTTGTGGAGTACTAGACATACCAGAGTAGAACATATGATTTTTAAATGCAGCTACGTGTTTTGCTCCTGCTACAGAAGACGTTGATACGTCAGTTGCTGCCAGAGATGTATTAAATACGGTAGGTGCATTATCTTGATCAACTACAATAAACTTATCACTACCATCAAAGTTAAACCGTTCAAACTTATACTTAGCGGCTGCAGATCTTCCTGTGTCTCTTTCTGTCCAACTCTCAGATACAACAACATTAGCTGCGTGTGCTGCGGCTGTAGTGCTACTTGCTGCCCTAGTTACCCCAGTAAAAGTTGTAGCTGTTATTCCTGTATAAGTAAATATCTCTGAGTCAATATATATAGTACCACTAGAACTAAACGAAGTTGTACTTTTTGCATTTATAGTACCAGACCCAGTCATTGCAGTACCAACTAGAATTTTCTGTGACAACGTAGTACTAGCTGAACTAAATATCTTTTCTCCTCTAGCAGCAACTATGTAGTTGTGGAATAAAGCAGACATTAATATAGGTTCACTACTAAGTGCTGTTACAGGAACTTCTTGTATAACGTAAGGTTTAAAACCATTAATTCGTCTGTATCCACCCTCAACGTCAGGCTCAAAGTTAGTTAACTCTAGTGCCTGTCCCGGTTGCATAATAAAAGTAGATTGGTTAAGAACTAACCCACCTTCACAATTAAAAGAGAATGGTTGTACTTGAGACTGGTCAGGCATTAATTAACTCGTAATACTGTTTTGGAGTTTCCTACATAACCTGTCGAAGGTATGTATGTAGATCTTATATAGTCAAATCTATTAACTAATAAACTCTGCATATTTTTTATACCTTGTTCAAATCTTTCAAAGTTTATACCGTACTGTTGTAACTCACCTCTATATTGATATATAAATGCAGTTGCACCATCTACTATAACTGCAGCAAATCTGTCAGGTACAGTTGTTGTATCCCCATGTGCAGTCATATCTGCTGGAAAAGTATAGTAGTCAAACTTAATAGAATAAGATTTATCAGGATAAGGGTACAATAAATAATTATTATCCGGTGTACGTACTATGTGAGTTGGTACACTACCTTTATCAAATTGTGCAACTGTAACTCCAGTAGCGTGAGCAGATGCAGTGCTAGAGTTTGCTCCTCGTGTTACACCTGTAAGATCATTACCTAGTGTTCCTGTATAAGATATAATTTCGTTACCTATATGTGCAGTACCTGAAGAGTCAAATCCTGTAGTAGATGTAAGTGTTAGTGTAGTTACAGAGTCAGAGTGTGACCCATTTAATGTTGTTGTTGTTATTTCGTCTTCTTGTTCTACTGCTCTACTTATGTAATCATTATAATTTAAGATAGAAAGTTGGCCTCCACTAACTGCCAAGTCACTATCTTTTACTATTCTAAATGTATTGTAATCTACAACTTTAGTTGTTGCAGGTAATGAATAACGTACAACACCTGCAGTTAAAGTTTGACTAGCAGTTGCATGATTAAAAGGGTAGTTGTGTTCTTTTTGATTTATATAACGTATAGCTTCGTTTACCGCAGTTTTAACTTGTGATTGAATACCTCTACCAGAACTGAAAGTAGTAGATGTTAACTCAACTTCATTCAATCTTGAAAGTACTTTATTAGTTAAAGTTAAATACGTTTCT